GCCCCGACGACGAAGGCCGAGAGATTTACGATATGGTGCAGGCGCTGCAATGGGACGCCCGCCAAGCCCTGAAAGGACAGACCAATGACTAAACCCACGTTTCCGAACTACCATGAGGCCGCCGAGTATCAACTGCGCGAATGGGCCGAGGGCCGCCCATGGCATAACCCGTGGTCGCCAGACGGCGAATATGGGACAAGTCGGCGTGACGGCGAGTGCTGTCCGGACTTTTCATGCTGCGTGCCTGCATGTCTCTGGCACCGAGAGCGCAGATATGCATTTGTCGCGGCGTCAGGCGCGGAGCGCAGCCGTATGCTCCTGGGCGCGCTGGTCAACCTGACCGACCCCGACAAGGTTTATGTATCCGGGAGCGATGGCCTGGAAGGACAGACCAATGACTGACCCCATCACCACCCCCGCGCAGATGCGGAAGCCGGAATGAAACCGAAGCCCCAGAAGCGTAAGCCCGAACCCGCGCCGGACGCGGACCTGCTGGCGGCGCTGGACAGATTGACCCCGGCGCAGATCATCGCCCTGCATCGGGTCGCCAAAGACCCCGGACGTGGCGTCCGGCCCTTCTTCCGGCACCCCCGGGCGATGATCGCGCTTCGTGCGCGGGTTTCGTCTGCTTTGTCTGGGTAGACAAAACCCCGGCCCGACCCTACAATCCGCGCCCAAGGCAGGTATCCCCAACCTTGGACGCTGACCCATGGACACGCGCTATCAGAACATCGGGATAGACAACCGCTTCCCGTCCCCCGGGCGAGACACACGGTTCGAGGGCGCGGGCCTGTCCCCCGCCAGTCTGGTCGTGGTCGAGGACGGCGCGCAGGGCGCGGACATTGCCACCTTCACGCGGACCGGCGCGGTATCCCCCGGCGCAATCAGCATCATCGCCCAGACCCCCGCCGGGGCGTTCCAGATGAACGTCGACGGGGCCACGCTGGAATACGGCGCGACCCCGCTGGACAGCTATCAGGCGCAGCTTGCCAGCCTGACGCTGGGCTTTTCGGACCTGCTGGGCGGTCCCTATACCTTCGACTACCTGATCCCGATTGTTCGGACCAATGCCCCCGTCGGCGGCCCCTTCGCGCTGCAATTCGACGTCCCCGGCGTCACCCCGCCCGTGGACGCGACCGCGCCCACCGTCACGCTGGGAACGCCCACTGTCACCACCACCACCGCGTCCATTCCGGTCAGCACCGACGAAGGCAACGGCACGATCTACTGGAAGCACGACGCGGCGGCTTCGCTTACCCCGGCGCAGATCAAGGCCGCGCCGTCCGGCACGATCCCGGTTGGCAGCGCGGGCGCGCAGACGCCCATCGACCTTGTGGGGCTGGCCCCGTCGTCCACGTCCAATGTCCACGTCTGCCACGAGGACTTGGCCGGGAACATGCAGCCCACGGCACAAGTGGCGACCTATACCACGGACGCGGCCGCCGCCGGTCTGTCTGGGGTCAATACCCCCGTCACCATCATCAACGACACCGGGAACAAGGCCCCCTATTCGGGCACCGTGGCCGTGGTGGCCGGGCGGAAACTCATCGTCCACGCCTATGCTTGGACCGCGACCGGAGGCCAGAACCCGACGACTGAGTGGACCGCGACCTTTGACGGCGCAGCGATCACCCCGATTGCCCAAACCTTCAACGCCGGGACGAACATGGCCGGGGCGGTCTATGAAATCGACATTGCGGCGACCGGCACGAAAACCCTTGCGATCACGCTGGGCGCGGCGGGCCGGGGGCTGTTCGCCCATGGCTGGCCGGACTTGGAAGGCTTCGGCACCCCGGGCGTCCAGTCCTCAGGCAACAACAGCGCCTATGCTTCGGACGTCACGTCACTGACCGTCCCGACCGCCTTCACCCCTGCGCAGAACGGCAACGCGATCCTGAGTTCCATCATGGTCCGGGGCGCAGGACAGGCCGCGTCCGTCACGGTCGCGGGCGCGGACGGCTATCTGGCGGCCGATACCGGGGCCAACGCCACGTCCGACTTCACCGCCGTCCGGGCTTGGGGAGTTATCGACCCCGCCGCTGCGACGACCTTCACCTACAACTGGACCACGGCCGCCCGGGCCTGCGGTCTGCGCACCGAAATCAAGAAAGGTCCGTAAGGGGCGGGGGACATGGGACAGTTTGTTTACGACCACAACGGACAGAAAGTCGCGGCGGGTCTGCGGCAATTCTGGATCGACCCCCAGACCGGCGAAACGCTGGTTGTGACGGCCAGCGTCCGCGAGGGCGACACCCTGCGGTCCACCCTGCGCCGCGTCCGCTACGTCGCGGACGACACGCCGCCCCCGGACACGGGGATTCCGCCCGTCGGCGGACAGATCACGCTTGCTTATGAGGTTCCGGCATGACGACCTATGCACCCACCGACCCGTCCACCCTGCAAACGGCTTTCTCGGACGCGGACGGCGACCAGACCTTCTTCAAGACCATCAACGGCGTCACCGTGGACTGGAACGCGGTCGCCTACTACGACATGGCGCTGTTCGGTGGGACGCTGCGGTTCTTCAAGTTCGCCGTCACCAATCCGCCGGTATTCATCCTGCCGGACGACGGGTCCGTGGGGCCTGCCCCGGACCAGACGCAAAGCACGACGGTCGCCGTGGTCATTTCCGACGGGTCGCATGACACGGCGGGCACACTGAGCGTCCGCGTCTATGGCAAGCCGCTGGTCGCCTTCGGTTTTGCGACTGCGCCGTCCGTCACCCCGACCGGCACCGTCACCGTCGGCCAGACCCTGACCGGCGACCCGGGCACCATCGAAGGCGGGACGCCCCCCTATGCCGTGGCGCTGCAATGGATGCGCGACGGGGCGGCCATTGCCGGGGCAACCGCCACAACCTACACCACGACGACGGCGGACGCGAACGCCACGGACATTTACCTGGACGTGACCGCGACGGACGCCACGTCCCCGACCCCCAAGACCGCCAAGGCCCGGACGGCAGGGGTATCGGCTTCGCCGCCGCCGCTGACCAGCTCCATCCCGCCGTCCATCAACGGTTCGCCCGTGATCGGTCAGACCCTGACGGCGGTAAACGGCACTTGGAACGGGGTCGGTCCCGTCACCTTCACCTATCAGTGGACCAACGACGGCGTGAACATCGGCGGCGCGACCGGCCAGACGCTGGCGCTGGTGGCCGGGATGGAAGGTCACAGCATCGCCGTCAAGGTGACGGGCACGGACAACGCCGCCCAGACCCTGACCGTCGCGTCCGCTGCGGTCCTTGCCCGCCTGCCGGGGGTTATCACCTTCGAGACGGAAGAAGCCGCCATGCTGGCCGAATTTGCCAAGCACCCGGACAACGGCTGGCCCGGCTTTGCCGATGAAACCGGCTTCACGATCATTACCTGCACCCATCCCGACCAAGTGAAAACCGCTTGGGACAACTGGCGCGTCGGGTCGCCCACCACGTCCAAGGTGAAGGTTCTCTGCCAGTGGAACGGTCTGGTGAACGCTGCGTCCCTGCGCTGGACCGGCCCGGCCGCGACCAAGCTGACGCCGAACCCGAACGAGTTCGGCGGCTACGACCGGCCTCCGGGCGGCTTCTGGATGGAGAACGCCCCCGGCTACGCGCCGATCTGGGGGACGCGCCTGCAAATCTCGGGCGCGACCCGCTTCCACTGCAAGGGCGTCCGCTTCGCTGGCACCCGCGACGGCCTGCAAGCCGCAGCCGCGCCCATGCTCTACTTCGACTATTCGTCTTCGGCCCCCGGCCCGGCGCTGATCCACCTGGAAAACGTCAACGTGGGCCACAAGGACAACCGCCCGGGCGCGCCCTTCTCGGACTGCACGTCCGGGATTTATGTCAAGCAGGGCGCGGCCTACTCCTGCAACTACAAGAACGTCCGCGTGGCGGGCTGCTGGAACGGCATCCGCTCCTATGGCCTCTACAACCGGGGCTGGAAGACCGACTTCCACTACAACGTCGCGGACGCCCGGTCCTGCTTCGGCATCAACGACGCCCGCTTCAACGGCCGGTATATCTGGCACCATTGGGAGTTGACCCTGATCCGCGACCTGCGGCAGGAAGCGTCCGCGACCGGCCAGCATACCGACTTCATGCAGCACGGCGGATCGGCCGACACGCACAAGGGCTACAAGACCATCCACAAATATTTCCTCGGGAATATGGACAGTCACACCGCCTTGGACAGCCAGACGCAGGGTTTCTACAACGACGACGCCGTGAACAACCAAGAGTTCAACGTCTCGGTGAAAGAGGGCGTGATTGCCATCAGCGCCTATCACAGCTTCGTCCGCTACGACCCGTCGCAGGCCGGACACATGCGGCTGAAACGGGTCATGTTCCCCCGGGCCAGCACTTGGGGGCTGGATAAGGCGGGCCTGCCGATGGACACCTATCAGCAACTGCTGATTTCCCACGGCTACCTGAACGGCGGCAGCTTCGAGGCAGAGGACGTGACGGTCGCCCGCGTGGGCGGCGGCAACGTCGGCGGCGCGGTCCTGACCAATATCCGCTACTTCAACGCACAGAAGGGCACCCCCGCCGGGCGCGACGGACTGACGCAGGCGACGGCCAAGCGGATTGAGGAAGTCATTACGGGGACCGGCGGCACCTTCACCCGCGACGGCACGAACCTTTGCACCTACTCGATCCCCGGCGAGACGAACCCGGACTTCGCGGCCGCCTGGTGGGCGCTGCGCGATTTCTATACCCCCGTCGCGGGCTGGGGCACGGCTGGCGTCCCGACCGACCCGGGCACCTGGCCCGGCGTCCCGCCGCGTCCGTGAGGTCTGGCGATGGCCTGGGGCGATGATTGGGACGGCGAGGTCGGCGGGCGCACCGTCTGGGAGCAGGAGCCGGATTACAGCCCGGTTCTTGGACCCAACGGCCGCCCGCTGGAATATGTAAAACAGCCCATCGGCTTCCTCTTGAAGCCCGTTCAGCCCGCAAAGCCCAAGGGGGGAAAGCCATGCGTGACAATCTGACCGAAGCCACAAAGTCCGTCTCGGGGTTCGTCCTCGCCGGGATCGGCGTCCAGATACCCGCGCACCACTACCTGGGCGGCCTGTTCATGGCGCTGGCGGGCGCAGCCTTCGCCCGGGCGATGGTCCCGGAACAGGACAAGCGGGAATGGTGGGTCGTGTTCCTCGGGGCCTTCGTCCTGGCGACCCTGACCGCGATCTTGAATGACTGGTATAACCCGCCCCTCGCGGCGCAAGCCATGATGTGCCTCATGGGCTTCGGGTCGCGCTTCGTCGCGCGGGCGACCCTCGCCATGTTCGGCATGGTCGAGACGCGGGCGGACGTCCTGTTTGACCGCGTCCTGGACCACTTCCTGCCGGACAAGAAGCCCTGAAAATCCCGCAGCACAGCGCAGCATTATCCGGACAAGACCCCGCTTCGGCGGGGTTTTTGCTGCATCGCGTCATGGCTTTCACCGCTTCTTGGCGTTCGGCGGCCCCACGGTCCAGTCCGCAACCTTGTCGGCGGCGGTCGCGGACGTCAGCCCCTGCAAGCCGACGGTCTGCGCGGCGCGGCCCACGGGACCGGCCACGGGCAGCGCGGACACCGCCCCGGCGATGGCGGGCGCAAGGAACAGGGTGAAGGCGGACTTCACGGCTTTCCGTTCGGCCGTGTTGGTGTTCGGGGAATTGCGGTCGTTCCCCGGCCGGACGCCCAGCATGTTCTGAATGTCGGACAGCATCCCGCCGATGTAGGCCCCGGCCGTCAGCGACGTCAGGTCGCGCTCATAGCGCAGGCCGGTCATGGCGTTGTAGATCACGTCCAGCGGCCCCATCGCGCCGGACCGGGACCACGCCAGCCGCGCGATCCATTCCTGCCGGGGGGTCAGCATGTCGAACCAGGCGTCGTCGTCGTCGTCCTTTTCCTTGCCCTTTTCTTCCCAGCGCGCCGCGTCGAACAGCAGCGCCCGGGGGACAGCGACGATCACCTGCCCGGCCCATATCATCGCAAAGCCCAGGCCCAGCCGGGTCAGGATGGCATCGTCCACCGCGTCCAGCGCGGCCCGGCCGCGCGACGATCCGGCGTCCCGGGACAGGCCGTAGTTGCGCCCTGCCCGGTTGACGTTGGCGGTAATCATGTTCCGCGTGAACGAGGCGATGAAGGACAGCAGCCCCGTCGCCACGCGGCCGTAGGGCGTGAAGGCCAGCGCGGGCTTGTCCGCCCGGCGCGGGTTCTGGATCACCTGATCCACGAGGCGCGCGGCGGCGTTGCCGAACAGCTTGCCTTCGGGGGTTTCCATTTCCGCCAGGTCCGGCAGGCCGGGCTTGTCCTTGATCCACGCGGCGAAGTGGTCGATATGCGCGTCCTTGATCCCCAGGTCACGAAACTCTGCCCGCAGGATGGCGCGCTTGGCGTCCCGGGCATCGGGCGCGGTCAGGGCGCGGGCCAGGTCGCGCATATGGTAGAAGCCCGCCGCGACCCCGGCCCGGCGCTGCGCGTTGGTGATCTGGGACAGCAGGTTCGCCCGGAAGAACCGCGACACCAGGACGCCCCCGGACACGGCGTCCCCATATTCCCCGGCCAGCCGGTTCATCAGGATGGCATCGTGCAAGGGCGTGGCGATAACCCCGATCATGGAAGACAGGGCGTGAAGGTCTTTGACGGACTGCACCCCCCGGAAGGCTTCGCGGACATAGAAGCCGAACATGCGGAAGGCGTTCTTCACGTCGCCGGTCCGCGTCACGAAGCCCACGGGTTCGGACAGCGAAGACCAGGCCGCGCGCGGCAGGTAGCGCAGCGTCCCGATGGTGTAGACCGTGCCCGCCAGGCGCTGCGACCAGAGAGATTGCCCCGCGCCGGACCGGCCGGTGATCGTCTCGACGGTCTGCCGGACCAGGCCGATGGCTTCCGACTTGGCCCCGTGTTCCTCGGCCAGATTGAGGGCCATTTCCCTGATGTTGTCGGTCTTCGGGTTCGCCAGGTCGTTCAGGATGGCAAGCTGCCCGGCGGGGGTGTTCGGGTTGTATTTGCCGGGGTTGCCCCGGATATGGTCCTGCACGTCCTGCCGGGTCAGGATCGACCGCAGCCGCGACGGTCCGGCGCTGTTGCCCATGTAGGACTGATACGCGGCGCGGCGGCTGACCCGGTGGACATAGGCGTGGACCAGGTCAAGGGCGTCCGTCTCATAGAAGTCCTGCAAGAGTTCGTCCGCTTCGTTCGGCAGGACGCGGCTTTCCTTGAAAGAGGACGTCGGGCCGACCGTGGCGAAGTCCGTCGCCTCGCCCGCGATCAGCCGGTTGCGGTAGTCCTCGGCCGACCCCTGCGCGTAGTCGTCGCGCATGGCGTCCACGAGGTCGGCGCGGGCCTTGTCCACGTCCGCCTTGGTCACGCCGGGGGCCTTGGCTTGCAGCGCCTTCACGGCCTTCTGCAACGCCTGGATTTGCGGCTTGTATTTGCCCGGCGTCAGCGGGTCGGCCCGCAGGTCCGTCGCCCGGGCGAGGTCGATCAGGTCTTCCACGCTCATGTGCGGCGCGTTGCGGTCCAGTTGCAGGGCATAGACCTTGGCCGCCTGCGTCTCGAATTTGGCCCGGTTCGCTTCGATGGCGGCCAGGTTCGGGATGCGCGGCAGGTAGCCTTTCTGCCCGACGTAACCCATCGTGATCCCGGCCGACACGGCCGCGCGATAGGTCTTGTCCATGATCTTCCGCAGCAAGTCCCCGAGTTCGTAGAGTTCGCGCGGCGCGCTCGGCCGCTCGCCGTAAAGGATGCGGCGCAGCAGGTCGTTGCGGTCCTTGCCCAGCCGGGGCGGCAGGCCCAGCGTCTTCATGGCCGCCATAATGTCGGTGGACATGCGCGCCACGGTCCGTTCGGCGTGTTCTTCGATGGTCACGTCCTGGTCGTTCCGGCCGGTGCCGGGGTCGGTCATGGTGCCTTCCAGCGCCCGGCGCAGGAACGGCTGGGCGTCCTTCGGCTGGGCGGCGATCATCGACTTGGCGAAGGCGCGCTGCGAGTTCAACACGTAGCTGACCGACTGTCCCAGCGCCCGCAGATGGTCCAGCAGCCCGCGTCCGCTACTGATCCCGGCGTTCAAGGCGATGGCGGACACGCCGGACCGCAGGGCGTTGCGGGGCGAGTTCCAGAAGGCCGTGAAGGCGTTGCGGACCGCATTGACTTCCTTCTTCAAGGACGTGAGGACCGACTGGTCCTGCGCGGCGAAGGCGCGCTGCCACTTCGACGGGTCCGTGATGTGGTCCGCCGTGGGGCGCTCGGCCGGTGCGCCCGGCCCCAGGATGGCCTGCGTCCGGATATGGTCGAACAGGACGTCGAAGGCGTCGAAAATCCGTTGCCGGTCCGTCGCCTTGGGGAAGGTCATGGCAAGGCGGGCGTCCGCGTCCGACAGATATGCCTGGTCGCCCTTGGTGATAAATTCGTTCGTGCCACCGGCGGCTTCGACCCGCGCGGCGATATAGGCTTCAAAGGCCCGGGCCAGCATTTCGTGGACGCTGGTCCAGTAGTCCGACCCCGGCGCATAGGCGGCGGCGCTGGCGCGGTAGGCCGTGGGCGCGATCCGCAGCCGGGTCGCGCCGGACCGGAGTTCGTCAAGCTGGCGCTGCGCGTCCAGCGCGCCCTTGGTCGGGTTGCCGTGCTTGTCGGTCTTCTGTGCGGTCTGTTCCAGCGCCAGCATCCGCAGCGCCAGGTCCGCTTCATCGAAGAACAGGGCGTGGACCAGGTTGATGTAGGCGGCCTGCACCGACTGGTGCGGGTCCAGCCCTTCGGACCGCGTCACCTGGGACAAGAGGTAAGCCTGGGACGCCGGGGTCAGGGCGTCCCGCAGGAAGTGGTCCAGCGCGTGGCCCCATTCATGGGCGAAGCTGTTCGACCGGCCGGGCATGGAAATGGTGTGGGTCGCGCCGTTGTAGCTGCCCAGGTAGCGGCCGACGAAGCGTTCCAGCGACAGGGTCAGGCGGCCGTTGAGGCTGATGGCTTCCAGCGGCAGACCCAGGGCGTGAAGCATGAATTGGATATTGCGGTGCGCGTCCAGAAGCTGGGCGCGGACGTCGATTGCCCGCAGCTTCATCTGGCCGGTGGCCCGGTTGATCTTGAAGCCGAATTTGTTTTCCAGCACCCGCACGAGGATATTGTTCTGCTGTTCGGTCGGCAGGGTGCCCGCCAGGACAGGGTCCACGCCCGCGTCCGCGAAGGCGGCCTGGTAGTGACTTTCCCGCTCGGTGAAGGACACGGCTTCGGTCCGGGGCGTCAGACCCCCGACAGGGGTCCGGACGTCGGCCCGGTCGTCGGCCCGGTCGTCGGCCCGGCCGGGCACGGCGTCCGCGAGGGTCGCGGCGGGCTTGGACGCCCAATTCTTCCGTGTGGTCTTGGCGGCTTCGAGGCCCTTTTCATCGGCGTTGAAGGTGAACCGGGTCTGATGGCCGCTCGGGGTGTTCAGCGCCACGGTGACGGGGGCCGTGTCCCCCGCCTGCATCCGGCGCTGGATTTCCCGGGCCGCGTCGTCCAGCTTGGACAGGGACGCCTGCCGCTCGGCTTCAATGGACTTCACGTCCAGCCGGGGTTTCTTCGGCGCGTTCGGGTCCGGGGCGCGCTTCGGCGCGCGCGGGTTCTGCGGCCCTTTCGGTTGGCGCGACCTGGGGTCGTATTCCGGCAGGGCGTTGATGTAGTTCAGCCCGGCTTCCGCGCCGGTCCGGGTCGGCTGCACCACGCCGATACGTTCGCCCGCGTCATTGTAGACGCCCAGCACCTTGCCGTCGGGGGCCGCCGCGAGGGTGTAGCCCCGGCTGTTCACGAGGAAGCCGAAGGTCTGGCCGTCCACGGCAATCGTCCCGCCGTCGGGCAGGACGCCCGTAACGCGCTCGGCGTCCGCCGTCCCGTCCCGTGCGACGGCCACGCGCCAGGACACGGGCTGCGCGGCGGACAGGTTGTCCGGGGCGGTGGCGATCACCCGGTCCACCACCCCGGCCGACATGCCCGCTTCGGCTTCGGACTGGGTTTCCTGCTTGGTATTGACCGGCGGCAGGGCATCGTTGCGCAAGGCCCACGGACCATAGACGGTATACTTGCCGTTGGTCACGGCGGGGCGGGTCTGGCCCGTCGCCTTGGTGGGCAGGCTGGTGCCTTCCGCGAAGTCAGGGGTCATGTGCCCGGCGTCCAGTTCGCCAGCGGGGGCGTAGCCGCGCACGGGTTCCGGCGCAGGGGTTTCCGCTTGCGGTTCGGGGGTTGCAGCCTGTTGCGCTTGCTTTTCCGCGTCAACCGCCGCGCGCCAGTCTTCGACCGCACGCGAATACTCGGCACGGGCCGTTTGCAATTCCTCGGCCGGGATTTCCCCTGCCTGGTTCCGGCGCTGCGCCTGGTCGTAACGCTTCTGTGCGTCCCGGACGCGCTGGTCCAGTTCGTCCACGGTCGGGGTCTGTTCCACGTCCGCCGGGGTCGGGTCCGCCGGGGTCGGGTCCGCGTCCGCAGGCACGTCCCCGGTCGGGGTCGGGTCCGCGTCCGCAGGCACGTCCGCAGGCACGTCCGCAGGCACGTCCACGGGTTCGACTTGTTCAGTCGTCGGCGGCCCGACTTGTTCAGTCGGGGCCGCCTGCGGCGCAGGCGGGGTATCCATCTGGGCCGGTTCGGCGGGCATGGGCACGAATCCCTGCGGCGGGTCGGGCGGGGTGTCCGGAGCGGGAATTTGCGCGGGGGGCTGCGCCGGGGTCGTGTCCGGCGTCGGGGCCTGCGGCTGGGCCGGGGGCGTATCCATCGCGGGGTCCGGCTGGGCCAGGGGTTCCTGCGGCGGCGTCGGGGTCGCCTGGTCTTCGGGCTGGACGCGCTGTTCGGGCGTGAGCGTCAGCGGCCCCTGTTGCAGGACAAGCTGGTCGTCGGCCGGGAAGGCCCGGCGCGGTTGCGGCTGCGGCCGGGCGTTCTGGCGGAAGGCTTCCGCGACCATCTGGCCGCCCGTGGTCGGCGCGCCCGTGCCCAGCGATCCGATAGCCTCGCCCAGCACGTCGCCCGGCTTGATCTTGCCGTCGGTCGCCATTTGCGCGGCCGCTTCGCCGCCCGCTTCGGACGCGGCGTCCACGGCCCCGCCTGCAAGGACGCCGCCGATCCGGGTCGCAGTGCCTGCGCCCGACGAGATTACCTTTTCCGCCAGCTTGCCGCCCAGCCCGCCGGTCGCGGCGTCGGCCGCGCCGATCACGGACGCGCGGGTATCGGCCTTGCGGATGATGGCCTGAACCTGGTCGGGGTTTTGCGCGACCCACGCCTGGACCGCCGCTTCGTCCAGCGGGTCCACCTTGTCTTGCAGCATGGCGGCCATGACGCCGTCCACGAGGGACGCGGACTGTTCGGTCGTGGCCCCGGTCGCGCCGCCCGCCACGGCCGCGCCGAAGGGGCCTGCGACACGCTGCCCCAGGATGGACGCCAGCATCGTCGGGCCTTGCGACGGCAGGGACCGCAGGATGAAGGTCCGGGCCACGCCCAGGGGATCGTCCCCCAGCGCGCCGAAGGTTTCGCCCCAGGTGTCCGCGTTGCCCGCGCGGTCGGCCGCCGGGTTGATCGGAATGGCCCGTTGTTCGGCGGCGCGGCCGATGATGCCGGGCAGGACGCCCCCCAGCGTCTGGCCCGCGTCCGCAAGCTGCGCCTCGGCCGCCAGGTCCGTCTCGGGGCGGCGCGCGGCTTCCCGCGCCAGTTCGGCCGCCGCGACGTCCGCGCCGCCGGTCGCTTCCCGGGCCTGCCCGACCTGACGGCGCAGATCGAGGTATGCCGCTTCGGCCGCCGCGCGGTTGGGGTCGCGCGGGGACATGGTCGCCAGGGCCGCCTCTACGCCCGCAAGTTGCTGTTCCAGCGGGGAAATCATGTTGACCCGGGCCTGGGCTTCCCGCTGGGGGAGCGCGCCTTGCGCCAGATCGGTCTGGGCTTCCATCGTGTCTTGCAGCGCGCCGCGCATGAGGAAACCGGGGATCAGGTCTTGCAGTGCCAGCCAGCCCGCGCGCAGGTCGCCCGCCGCCGTGGACTGGTCCACGGGCGCGGGGGCCGGGTCCGCCATGAGCGGGTCCAGCGTCGGGGCCGCAGGCGGAGGCGCGGACGCAGGTCCAGGCGCGTCCGGCGCGAGGAAGGCCGCCAGCGGCGAAGGCGCGGCCGGGGGCATCTGGTCCAGCGGGACAAAGCCCGGCGGGACGTCGGCCGTGGGGCGGCGCGGCGTCTGGTTCAACGGCACGAAACCCGGCGGCAGTTGCGCGTAATTAGCCAAGTCCCCGGACCCCCAGCTTGTCGAGTTCCGCCAGCGCCAGCGCCAGCGACGGCCCCTGCCCGGATACCAGACCGTCCAGCGGCGTCAGTGAGCGGGCTTCTTGATCGGGCGTCCCCGGCGCAGCTTGCGCGGCAAGCAGACCGGCAATAAGCGAGAGCGGCGACGGGGGCGCGGGTTGCGGAAGCGGTCCCCCGGCGGGAAGGCCGGGCGCGCCTGCGCCAGAAGGAACCATACCGTTGCCAGCACCAACGCCCGATGCGCCATCCGACCCCCCAATTTCGATATGCCACGGTTCATGGCCCATGCGGAAATTCAGCCCGTAGCGGGGCGCGTTCGCATGGACCCATTGTTCCACTTCGGGCGAGGCGAAACCCAGGTCCGCCGCCGCGCCGTGGTTGTGCTGCGACCGCCCCGGGGGCGCGACCCATTTCCGCGCCGCCACGGGGGAGCCGTATTTCGCCAGGGCTTCCTGCCAAAGCTGGGCCTGCCGCTCGGGGGAGCGGTAGCCCGAATTGATCGTGACGCCGCCCGGCGCGTCCGCCAGCATCCGTGCCAGCGCGTCCGTGAAAGCCGGGTTCAGCCCCGTCAGGTGGTCCGGGGTTTTGCCCGCCGCGAGGAATTGGGCCAGCGTGGTCATGTCACTGGACCCCCACCCAGCCGCCGGTCTGCGGGTCGCGCGTGATCTTTTCGCCGGTCTGCGGGTTGACGAAGATAACCCCCAGGTCCGGGAAGGGCTGCGCCGGGCCGGACGTCATGGCGTCGGGCGACTTCGGCAGGCCGACGGCCGTGCTGTCAGAGAACCATCCGTCTTCGGTCCGGGTTTCCAGTCCCGCGCCGTTGATCGTGTCCAGCACCGCCTGCTGGGCGTTGCGGGTGCGCTGGTAATTCTCGGCCACCTTGGCGGACAGGGCGTCCACCACGCCGGGGTCCACGCTGGCGTCGGGGTATTGCGAGGCCAGCGCCGCAGCCAGCATTTCGTTCAGCTTCGCCTGGCCTTGCGGGGTCACGGTCAGCGGCGCGCGGCCCTGGCCCCCGGCCGATGCGGGCGCGGTCGGGTGTTCGGTCCGGTATTTCAGCCGGTCCATTTCCGCCGCATTGTCGGCATTGTTCATGTCCGTGCGGTTGGCGTTCCCCAGCATCGCCCGCGAAAACGCCCCGGCGATGGTCTTGTCCACGGATTCCAGCGCCCGGGTGTTGTCGGCGGCGTTGTTGAACCGCAGGGTTTCGTTGTCCGCGTCGTTCCGGCGGTCCAGCCCCGCTTCCTTGGCCGCGAAGCCGGTCGGGGTGCCGCCCCAATCGCCCACCACGCCGGTCCCCAGCATGATCCGGGAAAAGTCGTTGTCGTTGGCGAAGCCCGGCTGGACATAGGTCGTCGCCCCGGCCGCGAAGCCCGGGCCGTTCTTCATGTAGTCCTTGGTCCGCGCGACACTCGCCATGAATTGCGCCCGGGCGTTCGGGTCCGAGAAGTCCGCGCCGGACGCGAGGAAGTCCGCCAGCGCGGACTGCGCGGCGGCGAAGGACTGTTCCTGTTCCAGTTCCTGCTGGCGCAGGGCGGTCTGGGCGTAAACGTCGTTGGTCTGGGCGATACGGTAGTTGCTGTCCAGCCGGGCCTGGTCCGCCTTGATCGCGGCCCCGGCGTCCGGGACAAGTGCCCGCGCCAGCATCCCGAAGACGTTCTGCGTCCGGGGGTCTTGGATCGTGTTGAACATGGATCAGACCCCCAGGTAACGCGGGTTGGGTTTCGGACGCGGGGACGCAGCCGGGGCCAGCGTTCCGCCGCCCAGGCCCCCGAACAGGCCCGATCCGCCGTAGGACGCGAGGTTGCCGGCCCCGGTCAGCAAGTCCCCGATGAAGCTGCTGCCCTTGGTGACGGTCGCGGGTCGGACGTCCTGTTCCTGCGCGGCCACGCCCAGCGAACCGCGCCGCAGCCCCGCGAGGGTTTGCAGGTCGGAATTGGTGTCCATCAGCCCCCGGCCGCGTTCGGCCCCGGCCGATCCGAAGGCCAGGACTTCGGCAATGCTCTTGGCCCGTTCGCGGGCGTCGGCGGCGGCCTTGTTCAGGCGGGCCGTCACGGCGTTCTTGACGTCCACGCTGGCGGCTTCCTGCCCCGGCAGGCGGGCGTCCAGCGTCGGGGACACGTCCGGCGCGTCATAGGCCGCCATGAATTGCGCGGCGGCGGCGTCCTTGCCCGCGTCGAATTTCTCCCGCGAGAGGCCCGCGTTGGTGTCTTCCCAGGTCTTGGCCCCCTGCGCTTCCATCGCGGACTGGCGGACCCGTTCGGCATCCCGGGCCTTCCGCGACATGTCGTAGGCGACCTTGTTCTGCCGGTTGACTTCGTCAACGTAGCGGGCATTGGTCTGTGCCTGCGCTGCGCCTCCGGCCGTCGAGAGGGCCACGCCTGCGAGAGTGAGAGGATCGCACATCGTCAGGCCCCCACGATCCGGCCGCTGCCTTGCTGCGGCTTGAAATAGGTGTTGTAGGCCCGGCGGTTATCCGCCCCGGCCAGGTAGGAGCCGATGCCGCTGGCGGCCCCGGCGAAAATGTCCCCCAAGGGTTGGTAGTCGGGCTGCTTCTGGAACAGCACCGCCGACCGGGCCAGGGCTTCGTTGGACGCGCGGTCCGCGTCCCCTGTCGCGTTCAGGAGCGAAACCAGGCTGGATTTCTCGTTCGCCATCTGCTGGCGCAGATCGGTCGTCTGGCTGTCCGCGCGGGAAATGATGCCCGCCCGGTTGGCGTCATAGGTCTTTTGCAGATCGGCCTGCTTGTCGCCCGCAACGGTGGAATTGGACGTCCCCGCCCGCGCCAGGGCGTAGGCAAGGCCGCTGCGGGCGTTGTTGAATTTGTCGGTCAGTTCCGGCTGCGACATGCCGATCACCCGGTCCCGGAAGCCGGTGAAGAAACCGTCGTTGAACCCGGCGAAGGTCTGGTCGATCTTCTGCGTCCCGGCGGTAACGCGGGCCTTGCGGGCTTCCTCGTCGGCGCGCGCCTTCGCTGCATCTTCCGCCATCTGGCGTTGCAGGCTGTCGTCTACCTTGGGCTTGCCGCACATGGCTTCACGTCTCCCGCGCCGGTTTCGTCTGCGACCGCAGCCAGACATATTCAACAAAACATTCGCCGTTCCGGCCGAAAAAGTCTAGGCGATTTGCTTCCCGCGCGCCCAGATAGGTCAGCCATTTCCGGGCGTCCGTGTGGGTTTCGAGGGCGTGGCAGTCCGCGCGGACCGCGCCCGCGTGGTAAAGCGCCGGGACCATGAAGGATCGGACGTGCCGGGTCAGGGCACGGACGACACGCGGCCATTCGTCCGTGCCGAAGGCCCAGACGGACCAGACGTTCGGCCAGCGCGGAAAGGCCCCGATCATTGCCACGGGGCGGCCGTCGGCGTAGGCCCCCCAGCGGAAGGCCCCCGTGCGGACGGTATCGCGCGCCAGGTCCAGCGGGTCGTCGCCGTAGCGGGTCGCAAAGATTTCCGCCCGGTCGCGTTCGCGCAGGTTTTCGGTGACGGCCAGGACGTCCGCCAGGTCGGGTTCGGGGATGATCGTCACCGTCAACCGGCTTCCCCCGGGTTGTAGTGCAGCGCCACGGCCGCGACGGACGCGGCTTCGGCCGTCCGGTTGACCAGTTTGAAGGCGATATGCGTCGAGCGCATTTCGATGGGCAGGCGGCCCAGCGGCCAGGTCGGGCCGGTGATCTGGCCCAGGTAGGTCCAGGACCGGGGGTTTCCTTCGGGGATCATCGGGTCCACGCAGACGTGGATTTCCCAGGTTCCGGCGCAAGACAGGTCGATGCCCCGCCAGTCCTTGACGTCCGCCGGGCTTCCCGCGTCCATGAAGGGGGTTTCAATCACGACTTCGCTGCTGTCCTCCGATACCACGCCCAGCGGCGCGACGGTCGCGTTCGGGGAAAACGGGTTCTGCCCTGTGACATAGGAGCCGTAAATCAGGAGTTCGTTGGCCGCGCGCAGCGTGACCCGCGACCCGCAGACAACGGCGGTTTCCACGTCCGGGCCGAAGTCGAACCGCGACCAGGCGCTGATCTTGCTGGACGGGTAATGCGCCAGGACGAAGGCTTCCGTCCCCCAGGTCAGCCAGAAGTTTCCGGTCAGCGGGTCCACCAGCCCGACCAGCTTCCCCGCCGCGCCGGGGATGCCGGGGTCGAAGGCCGACCGGCGGGCAATGACCAGCGGGTCAATCGGCGCGCCGACGTCGTTCACGGACGCGGACAGGGAGTTGTCCCGGACGCGCAGCGACCGGATGCCCGTGTCCGAGAGGAACAGCACGTCCCCAGACCCGAAGCGGGCCAGTGCCTGCGGAGCCATCAGCCCGACCCCGCCCAGGGTCTGGCGCAGAGTGGACAGCGCCGGGTCCGGGTCCATGTCCCATACCTGCACCGACGTTCGGCCGAAGACGGCGAGGGAGCCGAAGTATTCTTCCAGGCCCACGCCGTCGATTGCGCCGCCGTCGGCCGTCGTCAGGTCGATCACGCCCGCGCCGGACAGGGTGTCCGTCCAGTCCGTCGCGGTCAGGAGTTTGGAAAATCGCAGGTTCTGTGCGTCCAGCGCGTAGAGTTTCGACTTGAACGCCCGGATCACGGACCCCTTGGCGTTGGCGTCCACGACCGCCGCGCCGTCGTAGAAGTGCTTGACCGTGCCGTCGTCCATCCGGGCGACGACATACAGCTTCTGCTGGAAAAGCTGGACGTCCAGGATTTCGACCGGCAGGGCCGCGCCCGGGGGCGTCAGCCGATGATAGGTGGTGTAGGGTGGCAGCGGTCCGGTCAGGGATGCCTCGGCCACCGTGCCGAAGGTGACGGCGGTATGGTTGGTCGGAAGCCAGCCCAGGCCCATCGTCTCGGCCGGGAAGACCCCCAGGGACGTCAGCGTCTTGCGCTTCTGGATTTCGCCGCCCGCCGTAATGACCGCGTTTTTCAGGTCGCGCAGCGTCCCCGGCGGGGCGGTCAGCCACGACTTGCGCAGGTCAATCCCGGCGCTGAAATTCTCGATCATCAGATAGGGCATAGATCACCTTCACGTCCGGCCAAAGCCCTTGATTACCTTCGAGTTGTCGGACGCGGACTGCCGTCGCTTGAGCATGTCCAGCCGGGCCTGCGCCCGTTGCAGCTTGACCGGCGCGTCGTCCGCCTTCTGTGCCGCCAGGATTTCAGCCGCCGCGAACAGGACCAGGAGCGTCCCGTCCAGCGTGGACGAATGAAGGGCCGGGTCCACCAGCGGGTTCAGCGACCGCAGACCATTGACCCGCAGCGTCACGGCCCCGGTCGGGACCGGCCAGAGTTCAATATGGTCGTCGGTCGCCAGTTCGTTCTCAGGGGCCATGTAGCGGTCATACCGCAGCGGGCAGTCCCGGGTTTCGCCCGCGTCACTGTCCACGTCCAGCAACTGATCCACGCCGATGCCCTGGGTAAGCTGGGACCATTTCTGCGCCACGCCGCCGGGGCGGACGTAGACCTTGCGCAGCCCGCCCAGGTCGAGGTTCGTCCCGACCAGAGAGACATACCGCGCCCCGGCGATAACCGGGATCACGGCGTTTATCATCAGGAAGGGCCAGTCCCAGGCCGCATAGAGTTCCTTCTGGATGCGGCGCAGAAGGGTGATGTTGCGGACGTCCAGGTGCGCGCCATGCGCGCCGTCAGTGCTGACCCGGGTTTCCGCCCGCAGGTCTTGCAGCATCTGACCGAGCAGCATCTGTTCCATTGGCGTCCAATACCCCTCACTGGTTCATTTGGACAGTTCGTCCAGCGGCGGCAGCGGGGCGGCGTCCGCCTTCTTCGCCCGGCCCTTCTTGGCGCGGGCCGCTTCCATCGCGGCTTCGGCGGCGGCGCTGGCCGCGTCCACTTCGTCCTTGTCCGGGATCGCTTCGTCCACGCCGGGCAGCGACGGCTGGCCGCCGATGGTCGGGAAGACCTTCAAGGCAATTTCGCCATAGATCGACGTCAGCCGGTCCAGTTCCGTCCGGGGGTCGCGTTCGACCGTGCCCAGGGATACCAGGCTGTGGACGTGTTCCTCGCCGCCGTGAATGGCCCGCAGGACCAGGACTTCGGGCAGCGTCACGGGGTTGTCTTCGCCCCGGTAGACCACATCGTCGCGCGATGCGCCAAGGTTGACGTGGGCGGCAAGCAGTTGAAACTTCATGGTTTTGTCTCCGTTATGGCTAGGCGGGGCCACTTTTGCAGCCCCGCCGCGCGGATCAGGCCCGACGGTCAGGTAATGTCGATCACCAGGCCGCCGTTCAGTTGCTTCGCCACCATCTGGCCGGTCGAAGTGATCGAGCGATAGAGGACGAATTTGTCCACCGGGCGCGCCGGGTTGGACACTTTCTTCCATTCGCTTTCCATCTTCATCAGGAAGACATGGCGGCTGTCGAACCAGTAGCCCCGCTTGTTCAGGCCCAGGTCGTCCAGCGTCGGGTCATACTGGATCGTGGTGCCGTCGAACAGAACGGTGCCCATCGCGCCGTCCTGCGAACCACGGAAGCCACGGTCCGAGTAGTTGCCATTGGCGCGCATTTCGACTTCCAGCGCGCCGATGAAGTCCGATCCGGCCAGGAAGGTGTCCGGACGCGCGCCGTAGCGGACAAGCTGGCGCTTTTCGGTCTGCAAGACCTGCCAGAGCGCGCCGCCGTTCGCGGGCGTGGACGTCACCGCGCCGCCGCCGTGAGCCGAAAGCGACGGGGTCGCGCCGACCTTGGCCCCGAAGGCCGCCGTGCGGGCGCGGTTGCGGTAGTGGGCATTGCCCGCCAGCGCGCGGTCCTTGCCGCCGACGATGCCGACCGACGGGTCCGCCACGAGGAAGTAGCGCAGGCCGTGCAGGGCCTTCGCGTCCGCCGTGCCGTCACCCCAGAACAGGCCGTTCAGCGACCGCGCGTAGCGTTCACCGAAGTCGAACAGCTTGTTATCCCAGAGGTTTTGCAGGACGGTCTTGTCCCGGCCAGAGTGCGAACCGATGGACGCGGCGTTGACGTCGGACGTCACCGACAGACCGTCGTGTTTCAGTTCGGTGTGGGTCAGCGACAGACCGATGTGGTGTTCCCGCCAGCGGAAGGTCAGCTTTTCCAGGTTCGCCGGGTTGTAGAACGCGACGGTGTCGTCGTATTCGTAGCCTTTCAGGCTATCGTTGACGCCGCCCGCGCCGAACGCGCCGGTCGCAAACAGGGTGATATTCCCGTTGCCGCCGGGGAACGACTTCGTGCCGCGTTCCATCAGGGCCACCATCGGGCGTTCCTGAATGGATTGGTGGAACGGGCTTTGCTTCGCGTTCAGGTAGAAGTCCATCGCGCTATCCGCGATGAGTTGCAGTTGTCCAGCCGTAAGAGCCATGTCAGGCGTCCTTCACGTCAGGCCGACCGCAGCGCCCGTTCAATGGCTTCTGCCAAGGTGTTCGGGGGCGCGGCGACGGCATTGCGGGGCATGGAAAGCGTCTGCGGGCCGGGGGTGGGCTGGGTCGGACGGGCCGGGGCCGGGGCAAAGCCCGTCGCCATTCCGTTGACCTCGGCCAGTGCGTCTTGCGCATACTTGACCGCCTCGGCAGGGGTTTTCGGGAAGCCCCGTTCCTGCACAAGAGCCTGCACCACGCGGAGCGTAGCTTTCTCCTTGCGTCCGAAGTCCGGGTCCGTGGTCTTCTGCTGCTGCACCCAAGCGTCAACCGTCGTCTGGATGGCGGTCGCTTCCGCCGTCCGCCCGCGCTGGGCTTCCCGTTGCGTCAGTTCCTGAACGCGCTGGTCTGCCAGTTCGGCCGCGCGCCGGGTCCGGGTCATTTCCCGGGCGGCGTCCTCGGTCATTTCTCCCATGTCCACGGCGGATTTCAGATCGGGCGATACCGCCCGGCCGGTCGCTTCCAGCGCCACTTGCAGGCGCGGCAGCACGGCGTCCACGAAACGATGCAACCGTTGCGGGTCGCCGGACTTGAGGTCCGCGCCCAGGTGCAGCAATTCCGCAAACTCCTGGTCCACAAGGTTGTGGGTATCCATGAAGGACCGGACGGCACGGTAGTTTTCGGCGTCCGGGCGGAGGGTTTCCACTTCGGCCCGGGCGGTGTGACGCTGGTTCAGAAGCTGGCGGATGCGACGGCGGGCTTTGGACCCCAGGCCGTTGAGTTCGTCGTCCGTCAGTTCGATTTCCGCGTCCGGTTCGTCCGGGGTATCGGGTGCCGCAGCGGACGGGTCCGGGTTCGGATCGTCAGCTTGCGGGCCAGCGGTTTCATCCGTCGGTGCGGGCGGGGTTTCCGGCGTCCCAAGCGCAGCTTCAATCGCTTCGCCAAGAGACTTCGGGCCGGTTTCCTCGGGTTCGGCGGTCTGCGAGGGCGCAGGGGCCGCCGCCGTTTCGGCGGTGGTGCTGGGGTCGCTGGACGCGGGCGACGGGGTGGTCACGTCCTGGGTCGAAGCGAGCGGCGGGGTCGCTTCCGGGTTTTCTTCGCCAAGGGCCAAACGAGACATATGGTGTCCTTCTGGTCTGTCTGGGCGCGAGGGTATTGGGGGCTGTGATTTCGGTCAACGAAAGAGACAAAACAGACAGACGCGGACGTGAGGTCCACGTCCGCGTCCGTAGATGGTTCTAGACGCCCCGGGGTCAGACGAAGTTCGCCTTCACCGCCCACATGGACGCTTGCTCGTAGTTGGTCAGGGCGATGCTGCGCTGGCGGTTGCTCGGGACGTTTGCTTCGATGAAGGCCATAAGTTCTTCCGTCTTGGCCTTGATCTGGGCCACAACGTCGGACCCCGACGGATTGGAATTCGGCAAGGTGCTGTGCGTGGCGTCGGTCGGGCTGGTCATGTTGTTTCCTTTGCTTTGCGGTTGAGAGGATGGCGGGGTCAGCCCATGCCCGCCTGCGGCGGCAGGGGGACCATCGGCGGGCGTCCGGGCGGACGCGGCGCGGCGTTGACCTGCGCGGGCATGGTCGCCGGAGCGTTGTTTGCCCCCTGCCCGCCCTGGTCCTGCGGCGCGTCTCCACGGGCCTGCGCCTCGGGGCTGTCCGATCCGGGCGCGCCCGGGGCCGGGGCTGCGGGCGTCGGCCGGTTCATGGACTGGATGGACGGCATGGTCGGGTCCATCGCGTCGGCAACGTCCAGCGTGTCGTCCAGGCGGGTCAGGAGTTCGGACGCCAGGAACATCGGGGAAATGCCCGGCATCTGCATCAGAAGCGGGAAGACCTGCTGCGCGACCTGCACCTGTTGCGCCTGGTTCGGGCGGCCGGTGCTGGCGGCCTTGACGTCCAGGTAGATTTCCCGGGCCACGTCTTCCCGGGACATGGTCGGCCAGACCGCGCCGGGGCCGACGATCTTCTTCACGGTTTCGGCCGACATGTTCAGGATCAGCACCTGCCCGGCGGCCCGGGCGATTTCAGTCAGAAATTCGTCCAGGTCGTCCACCACAGCAGACACGGTCGAGACGCGGGAACCTTCCGCGATGCTGGCTTCCGTCGCCGTCGCGCCGGACGTCCCGCCCAGGTTGGCTTCCTGCTGGCCCAGCACCCGCAGGTAATCCTCATACGCCGGGTTGGTGTCGTAGAGGTTGGGGTCCAGCGTCGGGCCGCGATAGTCCTGCAAGACCGCGTCCACCTTCTCGCCGGGGGCGAGGCCGTCGAGTTCGACAATGTCGAAGGCCGTCGGTTCGGCCAGCTTGTCCTTGTCGTCTTCGGACAGGACGCCCTTGCGGACATAGGTCCGGGGGCGCGCCGCGATCCGGTGTTCCCGCCGCCCCTGCCGGGAACGGTTCAGTTCCATCTGGACGTCGCGGATCAGTTCGACGTCCGACGGCGGGAAGACGCTGGCATCGTCGTAAGTCTCGTTGATAACGAAGGGGAACCACGGGAAGAAGCGTTCCAGGTAGACGTCCGGCGCGGCCGGGGGGCGCAGGAAGTCCTTGAAGCCTTCGCAGACCACATAGACCAGGCCGTCCACGCGGTTGTAGATTTCCCATACGCAGTAGAAAGCGTCATGCTGCGCCTGCCGGTCGGCGTTGTTGGCGTGGTAGTCCCCGGTCCGGGTCCGGAAATAGGGCTGCGGTCCGGCGTCGTCGTTGGTCTGGCCGGTGCCCGCGCGGCCCAGGTCCACCTGGTAGATACGCTTGATCTGGTCGGCGGTCAGGAAATATTCCTCGGCCACCCATTCCGCGCCGATGAAGCCGCGAAGCTGTTTCATGGCGATAGACGGGATGATGGCGTAGCTGTCCGGATAGGTGAAGATCAGCCCTTCCCGGACCACGGCCGGGGGGTTCGCCGCCGAAAGCTGCTCGGCCGCCAGACGCAGGCTTTCCATCGCGGCGGACTGTTCGTCGTCAATCCCGTCCGCGAGGTCCGCCGCCAGCCGTTCGATTTCGGCCAGTTGGTTGTTGTAGATTTCAAGCTGGCGTTCCACTTCGGGGGCGCGGGCCATGACGCGCTGATAGCCCAGCTTCACATAGCCGACCTTGGCCGTCAGGCCACGGCGGACCGTGGCCTTCATCTGGACCTTGAAGTTCAGCGGCTGCTCGGACAGTTCATGCTCGAACAGGATTTCGAGGGTCTTGGCAATGTTGTCCATCAGCCGGGTCTGGGTCTTGACGTTTTCGTAGTCCGCCAGGACCGCCAGCGTTTCCGGCGGGGGCATCATGCCGACCATGCTGGCGGCTTCGGCCTGCTGCTTCGCCATGAGATAGGTCTGGGGGTTGCCGTCCCAGGCCGTGGACAGGAGCCGCCGCTTGCGCTTGGCGACGAATTTCGGGTTCTTGCCGTAGATCGAGGCCGTCCGCGACTGGACGTGCCGCAGGGTGATGTTGGCGACGTAGCGGTCCTGCGCGGCGGTGTGGAATTGATCCTCGGGCTTGATCGGGGTGTTCGGCCACTGGCGGCCCGCGCAGAAGGCCATGCTGTCCTGCATCTTCTTGAAGGCCATGTCGTTCCAGTATGCGCGGGCTTCCTTCACCCGGTCCACCCATTGCGAGACAAGCGCCTCACGGGACGCCGTGACGTCCGGCGTTTCGCGCTGGATCGTCGTCCCCAGCGGCAATTCCATTTGCGTTTCAACGGCTTGGCCGTCGGTGTCCATCATCGGGTCCATTCTCTCACCACCCCCCTAGCTGCCGTTGCCGCCGCGTCATGTTCGTTTCGCGCCGAATGTCCCGGAACATGGCGCGGAAGGTGCCTTCGCTCTGGACCACCCGGGCGCGGGCGGCCGACGGGGCGACCTGTTGCCCCAGGCCCATGCCCAGGTGCGCCAGCGCGTCCACGAAGTCGTCATGCGCGCCGTGCGGAAATTTCAGGATTTCGTCGCGGACGCCCGGCCACCAGGTCGCAAAGCTGGGGAAGAAGACCTTGCCGCAGGCGATCCGGGCATGGATCGACTGCGCGCGGGCCTGTTTGTCCCCGATGGGGGCGACTTCGATGATCGAGGCATAGACCTTTTCTTCCGACATGCGCTTGCGCAGGAACGGGCCAATGGCGCGGCTGATCTGGCCGCGTTCCGCCCACCAGAACAGGGGGGCGCGGCGGCGCATGATGTTCAGCATTTCGTTGACCGCCTGGTCGGACGCCATGCGCGACCAGATGCTGTCCGGCAAAATCCAGAGGTTGTCCTGTTCGTCCACGCCCGCAAGGACGATGGCGGTCCGGTCGTGGGTCTGCTTGGTGCCGACGGCATGGTCCGACGCCGCATAAATCCGCAGGGACTTGGGCAGTTCGTCGGGCTTGTAGGTCAGCAAGGCTTCGGCCGCGAAGAAGTTGCCGGTGTCGGTGCTGGGCCGCCCCTGGTAGAGGGCTTCAAATCCGCGCGGGTCGCGGCGTTGCTGTTCCAGAAGGAAGCTGCGGGGGAAGCGCGACGGCCAGAGGGCCTCGCCCGGCTTGCGGCCCAGGACGTCGTCGTCGTCAATCGCCAGCGCAGGCAGGTCGAGGACGCGCCATTTGGCCGCCTCGGACGCGGAATAATACGGGTTGTTGGGATCGGTCAGCCGCCCGACAAGGTCGTCCTCATGCCAGCGGGTCAGAATGACGATGATCCAGCTTTCGTGGGTCATCAGGCGGGTCGCAATGACCTGTGTGAACCAGGTCCAGAGTTTGTCCCGGATCGTCGGGCTGTCCGCCTCGCTGCGGTCCTTGATCGGGTCGTCAATGACGATGCCGTCGCCGCCGCGTCCGGTGGTCGTGCCGCCGCGTCCGACGAAGGCGAGGATGCCGCCGTCCTCAGTCTGCAAGCGGTCCGCCGCCTCGGAGCCGTCTTTCAGGACGTGGTCCGGGAAGACCAGCCGATGCTCGGGGGACTGGACGACGTCGCGGACCGCGCGGCCAATGTCTTCCGCGAAGGTCTGGTTGTAGGTGCCCAGGATAAAGGACTTGTTGGGGAATTTGGCGCTGGCGTAGGGCAGGAACCGCTTGGTCGCCAGTTCCGTCTTGCCGTGGCGCGGACCCATGTTGATGATAAGCCGGGGGCAGTTCCCGGCCAGGACGTCTTCCAGCGTGTTCGCCAGAATGACGTGGTGCCGCCCGGTGTCGTAGCGCGTCTTCGGGTTGTCGCTGTGGTCCTTGTGGTCCGGCATGGTGAAGCGGACGTAGTCCAGCAGGTTTTCGGACGCGGCGGTCGCGTTCAACAGCCGTTCGACCACGGCGATGTGCCGGTCCAGGTTATGGGGCACGGGGGCCGGGGACGCGGCGGGGTCCAGGTCGAAGTCCGGGGTCATGGCTGGAAGCCCACCCCGCGCGCCAGGTTGGTTTTCAGGTCGGAGTAGAACGCCCCGCAGGCCGACAGGATGGCGCGGGCCGCGTCCAGTTGCGCCCGCTCCCGGGCCAGCGTGTGCTTGAAGGACTGGCCTTCGACCAGCGGCGCATGGTCGATCACCCGGCTGCACTCGGGCGGCAGGTCAGGGATTTGCGTCGGCGCGATCCGGGTCGCGGGGGCGTCACCGCGCCCGCAGCCAGTCAATGTCGCTGCCAGTGAGAGCGCAAGCAGGGCGGGTTTCAGGTCCATCTTGGGCGATCTGTGCTTCAAGGGCGGCGGCCCGGTTGGTGTTTTCCTGGTCGATCCGGCGGATTTCGGCTTCAAAGCTGGCGCGGGCTGCGGCGGCGGACGCGGCGTCGATGGCGGCCTGTGCCTGCCGCGCTTGCAGGACCAGGTTGGCGCAGGCGAGGTCGCGGGCGTCCCGGGTCCGGACGTGGACGGTGTAGCCGGTGACGGCGGCGCTGACGGCCGCGACGGCGATGTAGCGCGACAGGGCGGACAGGCCGGGGATCATTTCGGGTAATGCTCCCACGGCAGTTGCCAGTGCGGCCCGTCCTTGAAGGTCTTCCAGTCGCCGCCCCATTCGATGGGGACGCGGGCTTCCTCGGCGGCGGCTTTGATGCTGGGCGCGAGGGCGTGATAGAGGGGCCAGTGGTAGATTTCCGGGCCTTCGACCGCACCGTCCCCGTCCAGGTCCACCCAGGGCACAAGGTCCACGGCATGGCCGGTCAGGTGCCGGGAATTGAGGGTCTTGGTGGCTTTCAGCGCCAGAAGCTGCTTCTGCCGGGCCAGCGTCCGGCGGCCTTCGATGATCCGGAACCGGAAGGGCGCGCGGGTCGCGGCGTGGGCGATGGCCCGTGCCAGGTCCGGATGGACGTCTTTCAGGAAGGACTTGTCGCGGTCCGTCAGGGTAAAGCCGGGCATCGGTCTGCCTCGCCGGTTGATGTGTCGGCCGACAGGATACACGAAACAGACGCCGGGTCCAGTTTTGTCCGCGCGTTGGCCCGGAAGACCGCCCGGGCAAACCCGGAGGGGGTCGCGCTGCGGAAGTTGGCCCGGTCTTCCGAAGGCGGGGCCTTGTGGATGCGGTCGTCAGGGGGCGGCAACGCCGGGTCTGGCGCGGGCGCGGGCATGACGAAGCCGTTGCCGGTCCAGAGGCAGGTTGCCTTGGTGTAATTGTCGGCCGGTTCGTAGCCGGTGAAGTGGTGCGGGTGGAACGTGTGGTCGGGCTTGCGCCACAAGCTGCTGATCCGGGACACGGGGTTTTCGATCATCCAGGGCGCGCCCAGCATTTCCGCGATGGCATGGCATTGCCAGACGACGTGCATGGCCTTGAATTGGAAGGCCGGGTCCGCCTTGGCCTTTTCCCCGAACCAGCGCGCGCCGCTCACCGCCAGGTCGGTGCAGGGCGGGAACGCGGCCGTAAAGGCGACCCGGGGTGCAAGGGCCCGCAGCAAGGCCCACGTCTCCGGATGGTCGATGATCCGCCCGACCCGGATCACGCGGCCCGTGCAGGTCACGCCTGCGGGATGCTGCGGGTCCACCAGAACCGCGGAATACCCCGCCGCGACCCACGGCGCGGTCATGTTGCCGGTCAGGTCGCAAAGGCTGACGACGAAATCCTTGTTCACGCTTGGCCCCGGAAAAAAGTCGGCCGCTGCGGTTTTAGCTACAGCGGCCGAAAGGTGTGCAGATGCAGGGTGATCCACAACAGGATGGGGCCATGTTGGCTTTGTCTGTTTCGTCTGTCAAGTCCAATATGCCTCGGCGGTGTAATCCGCCGGGATCGGGTTCATGTTTTTCAGGTTGCGGGCCTTGAAGACCAACGTGGTTTCGATCTGGGCGCAAGCCTGGCCGAAGGCGAACATGGTCTGCGCGTCCATCAGGGTCACGCTGTTGTCGGCCGCGATCCAGCCAAAGGGGTTCACGGGGTCGCCGTGCCAGTTCAGGTTGCCGGGCTGCGCGCCGTTCACGACGGCCGCCAGGGCAAGGGTGCCCGCCCCCGCGATCCGGGACACGGACTGTTCGCTGCGGTCGTAGGCTTTGCCCTGAAAGGTGAAGGGCAGGCGCAGCCGCCGGTCGCGTTCGGCCATGATTGCGGCCTTGACCTGGTCGGGGGTCGGCTGGGACGCCGCCACTTCGTCGTCGGTCATGGGCCGGACGACGGGCAGGCCGTTCGGCCCGGGGGCAAAGATGCTGGGGTTCGTCATGCCGTCACCTGGGTCTTGCGCCGCATCCAGAAAATCTTGCCGCCGGTCACGGTCTGGCCGCCGAACAGGGCTTCCATCTTGAGAAGTTTCTTGTTCGATGCGGGCAGGACGTGGACGGGCAGATCGGCAGACGCCGCCGTCGCGGACATGCGGACGACGTGGTGGTTCGCCGCGACCCGGGGCAGGATAAATTCCACCATGCCCCGCAGGGACGCCGTGCCGCTACCCGAGGTCCACAGGCTTTCCGACGTCAGGTCCGCGTAGTAGACTTTCAAGTTTATGATGGCCGCGCCGGACAGCGTCAGGTTCGAGAACCAGGCCGCGTATTCGTAGCCGTCCGCCATGTCCGGCAGCATGACGGACCAGACGGCCGCCTGCAAGGCGCGGTCGTAATAGGCCGTGAGGGTCGTGGACCCGTTCCAGTTTGCCCAGCCTGCCGGTCCTTCCGGTCCGGACGCGCCGGGCGCACCCGCCGGTCCCTGCGGACCCGTCGCGCCCGTCGGGCCTTGCAGACCCTGGGGGCCTTGCGGCCCGGTGTTGCCCGTCGCGCCCTTGGGTCCGGTCGCACCCGTCGGGCCTTGCAGACCCTGGGGGCCTTGCGGCCCGGTCGCGCCTTGCGGACCCGTGGGGCCAGCCGCGCCTGCGGGGCCTGCCGGTCCCTGCGGACCCACGCCGAAGGGGACGCCCGCCGTCCAGGTGCCCGCCGTGGCGCTGGCCCGGAAATAGAGGGTGCCGGTGGTCGTGTCGAGGAAGGAGAAATTCTTGGGCTGGGCGTCGTAGAGCGCCTTGTCCGCCGTCGGGCCGACCGCGTCCGGATCGAAGGACGCGCCTTGCAGGCCGTCCGGACCCTGCGGACCCTGCGGCCCCACGGGGCCTTGCGGACCCTGCGGCCCGGGGACGCCAATCGCTTCCGGCGGGAAGGCGCTGAATTTCACCCGGCCGTCGTCCGCCACGGTCTGGCGGAAAAACTGGATGGCCTGGTCAATGGCGAGATTGGTCCGGTCGAGTTCCGCGTCTACCTGCGCGCCCGGGATCGGCGTAGCGGGCTGGGCTGCGGAAAAGTTTCCGAAGCTGAACGCGCGGACGGGGGCGGTCGGGACGGGTTCGGTCATGGGCCTGCGCCGGAGTGTTGCGGGGGTGCCCCCGGCGGCTAGGGACGTCAGGCCGCCGGGGGCTTTTGCCAGGAAAGGATACTCCCGGCGACATGAAACAACAGGGGTCGATCCGGGTCAAGGCATTGTCTGTTATGTCAAAAGTTGGGGAATGGCCGCTTGGTCGATGGGTCAGATAGGGGTTGCGCCCGCCCGCGCCGGGGCAGGCCGGGGGGTGGGTCGGGGCCGCGTCCGGCGTCCGGGGCAGGTCCGGCCAGCGTCCGGCCAGGTCCGGGCCAGGTCCGGGCCAGGCCCAGCGTCCACCATGCCGCCCTGGTCTGCCCCCTGCCCTGGTCCGGCCACCAGCCCCCGAGGGGCGGAAACCCGGTATCCCGGGCCATCCCATCCTTGCAGAGACTGCGACTTGCCTTGCCGGATCAGGGGCTTACGGGGCGGCGGCCGGAATGATCGCAGCGCGGCGCAGCATCGGCCGGTCAGAAGGGCAGTTTGACGTTGGCCTTGGCGGCGCGCAGCGCGACCAATTCGGCCTCCAACTCTGCCCGGGTCAGGTCGCGCACCGGGCGCGGGCCGTCCGCCGTCCGCTGCAAGCGGCCGATGCGCCCGTCCATCTCGGCCAGGGTCCGGGCCGCCTGGACACGGGCGGCGGCGGGCGCGGTTGCGTCGTCCGCGATGGTTTGCAGGGTTTTGCGCGTCTTTTCAGCGGCTTGCGCGTCGGGGCCAGCGTTTTTTACCATTTGGTCAGTTTCCCAGAATAGTTAGCCATTTGGTTGAATGTGCGTCATATCACTGATTTTGCAAGGAAAAATCCGCCCGGGATAGACCCCGGGCGGATCAATTTTCGCAAAAACCTGAAACTTAGACCAGCCAGGCCAGGGCCAGCAGGACGGCACAAACCCACGCGCCGCCCAGTATCAGCCAGGCCCCAGTCATGGCCGGGCGCGCCCGGTCAGGATCGCCTCGACGCGCGCTGGCAGGTCGGCGGGATCGGGCGCGTAGGCGTAGCCTTCGCGGCCGAACAACAGGGCCAGGCCCTGCTCCCTGATGCCGGTCCCGATGCCGATGCCCCAGACCTCAGCGCCGCGCGTCCAGAGCATCCGGACGGCGCGCGCCGTATCTGCGCCATCCTTGGGGTCGCCGTCACAGATCACCAGCAGGACACGCCGGGTTTCCCGCCGGGCGAGGACTTCCGTTCCGGCCGTCAGGACTTCCCGGGCCATCGGCGTTCCGCCCATGGGGGCTATAGCACCCGCGCCGGACGCGCCGCCCAACCAGGCGCTTTCAGATCGCGCCCCGGACCAGCCATCCAGCCGCGACACGTCGCCGTCCGAGAAAGCCAGTGCCGACGCCGCGCCGCCAGCCCGGCGCACGGCGCAGACCGTGACCGCCGTTGTTACCAGGCCCAGCGACCACTTACCGCCGTGCATCGAACCGGACCGATCCAGCAGGACCATAACGGCCGTGTTGCGCCCCTCAGTCAGGTCGCGCCGCGCGTGGACGTCCTGCGCCCCGGACAGGACGCGCGACAGGCCGCGCCGATCCAGCCGTCCGACAGTCAACCGACGGTCGGTTTTCAGGGTTTCAGGGGCCGCGATGGATCGCCGCAGGGCATCGGCCAGTCGCCGCCCGGGGATCGCCGCCAGCGCCGCCGCACCGTTGCTCATGGCGCGCTTGGGCCGGTCGCGCACGGGCCGCGTATCGAGCAACGCGCCCGCGTCCGGATCACCCGGCGCGGCGCACTCCACGGTGCGCGCCGCATCTACCGCCCGGGTCAGTGCGTCGATTTCCTGGGCCAGGTCTGCCAGCGGCACACGGCCGGGTTTGCCTGCGCCCTTGCCGCCCTTGCCGCCGTCCTGGTCGCCCTTGCCGTCCTGGTCG